AATCGACAAAACAAAGAATACGATCAAGCATACATACACTTCTAAGGCTGGTGAAATATTCACAACGTCGATTGGAGGCACATTGACGGGCTTCGGTTGCGACTATCTGATAATCGATGATCCGATCAAGCCAAAGGAAGCCATGTCGGAGTCTGAACGCAAAACAGTAAACGACTGGTTCCACAACACAGCCTATAGCCGGTTAAACAATAAAAATACAGGTCGAATTGTGATTATCTCTCAGCGCGTACATAGTGACGATCTAATAGGCCATCTGTTGGAGCTGGATGAAGATGAGTGGACGTTTCTCTTTATTCCTGCGATTGAGTCAGAATGGACGTCCTATCCAATTGGCATAAAGGAATGGTATGACCGCGAACCCGGGGAACCACTGCATGCCAAGCGAGAAAGCCTGGCAATTCTGGAGGGAATAAAAAAATCGGTTGGAAGTTATATTTTTGAAACCCAGTATCAACAGAACCCCGCACCCCCGGGTGGTGCTTTATTCAAGAAAAAATGGTTCCGACGGTTTACCGATAACCTATATTCAGAACCATTTGACCATATCGTTGATAGTTGGGATACCGCCGCCGGAACCGGGCCGAACAATGCCTACTCCTGCTGCACGTCCTGGGGCATCCGGGGTGGAAGATTTTTCCTGCTGGACTGCCAACGATATAAGCTCGAATATCCGGAACTGCTGAAAACGATAGTTGAACTGGCGCATGTCCATAATGCGAATGCCGTGCTTGTAGAGCATGCCTCAAGCGGTATTCAGGTCTATCAAAATCTGCAACATACGAACGTACCGGCAATTCCGATAAAGCCGACAGGAGACAAAGAAAGCCGCGCTAAGATGGCGACACCTATTGTCGAGGCAGGCAAGGTATTCCTGCCAGAGAAGGCGGAATGGCTCCAGGCCTTTGAGCATGAGATATTAAGTTTCCCAGGAAGCAAGTATGCGGATCAGGTCGACTCGATGACGCAGTTTCTACTTTGGGCCCAGAAATCTGCCATTCCCAAACTTGAGGTAAAAGTGCATAAATTCTTTTCGGGTGGACATGAGATTACCTATCAAGACAACTACTTTGCCCGCACGGGAATAGGTGTTTTCGATAATCTATTTTAGACTGGACTTCCTAAGAGAATAGAGCGTCACTGTCACCGTGCAGTGGCGCCTTTTTTACACCGCCTCATTGTATGCCTGACCTTCGATCCAGATCGAGGCGGGCTTCCCTCAGTGCAAGCCCCGGCATAAAGCCGGCGCAATATCACGGAGGTTGATATGACAGCAGCAAAGACAGAACCGAAACCGGAGGCAGTAGAAACAAAGGTGAAAATGCCGCCATCCAGTACGAGGCCAGCTAAAGAGGCGGCCCGACGGAAGTTCACTTCCGGTGCCCGAAAGAGAACAAAACCCTCCCCTATAAAGCCCGACATCATCCTCAGGCTTCCCAAGCGTTCCAAAGGCGCCAGTATGCAGGATCTAGAGAAGGCAACCGGTTGGCAGGCCCATAGCATTCGGGCGGGACTTTCGGGACTGCGCAAAAAAGGAATCCGGATAGATCTCACCCGGACGGCTTCCGGAAAGACCTTTTATAAAGCCGTCAAGGAGTGAAGATATGGCGAGCATCTCCACTGAACACGAGCCTACCCGGAAAGACCTTATCGACGCCTGGATCAAGGCTTATGGCGGACCACCGCCCAAAGGCCTGAGCACCCGGCTTCTTCTCTATGCCTGTCATTACAACCGTCAGGCAAAGGATTGCGGAGGTTTGAAGAAATCGACCTTGCGCCAGCTTAAGCGATGTGTACCCGCACTGCCGGGAACGACGACTAGCGATACAGGAACGCCGGTAGCTCACAAGCCTGGGGTTGGCAGCCGGCTCGTTCGGGAATGGCGGGGCCGGACGCATATGGTCGACATCCGCGATGATGGCTTTGTCTATGAGGGAAAACCCTACCGGTCGTTATCTGCTATCGCCCGGACCATTACCGGAGCCCGCTGGTCCGGCCCGCGGTTCTTCGGAGTGTGAGGAACTGTCATGCAGCGCTGCGCCATTTATACCCGTAAATCAACCGAGGATGGCCTGGAGCAAGATTTTAACTCCCTGCATGCCCAGCGGGAAGCCTGTGAGGCCTATATCAAGAGCCAGCAGCATGAAGGCTGGAAGCTGGTGCAGACCGCCTTTGATGATGGTGGCTACTCCGGTGGCACCATGGACCGCCCTGCCCTCAAGGAACTGCTGGCGGATGTTGATCGGCATGAGGTAGATATCATTGTTGTCTATAAGGTAGATCGCCTGACACGGTCGCTTGCTGACTTCTCCAAGATCATTGAGAAACTCGATCAACATGATGTTTCCTTTGTCTCGGTGACGCAAGCCTTCAATACCACCTCCTCCATGGGCCGGCTGACATTGAATGTTCTTCTCTCCTTTGCCCAGTTCGAACGGGAAGTGACTGCGGAACGCATCCGGGACAAGATTGCTGCCTCCAAGAAGAAAGGCATGTGGATGGGCGGCAACCTGCCGCTCGGGTATGACGTTGTGGATCGCAAGCTGGTGATCAATGAAAAGGAGGCGACAATAGTCCGACAGCTGTTTAACCTTTATATCGAGCTCGGGACGGTCCGGCTTTTAAAAGCAGAGGCAGATCACCTTGGTATCAGGACCAAGAGGATTATCCGAAAGGATGGATCTGTTGCAGGCGGCAAGCCCCTATTGCGCGGCAATCTGTATCGGTTGCTGTCAAACCCGCTATATGTTGGATTGATCTCGCATAAAGGAGGTACCTGGCCCGGGATGCATAAAGCCATCATGGATCAGGAAACCTGGGATCAGGTTCAGCAGATGATGAGCGGTAACCGCCGGGAGCGATCTTCGCCAACAAATATGAAAGCGCCGTTTCTGCTGACGGGGCTGGTCTTCGATGAAGCGGGAGAACCGCTCTATCAAGCCCAGGCCAGCAAACAGGGCAAGCGGTATCGCTATTATATCTCGAAACAGTTGGCGCAGGATGAGGAACCGGATGCCGGTGGATGGCGTCTGCCAGCGTCGACACTTGAAGAAACTATCCTCAATCCCGTTCGGGAACTGCTTTGCAATCAGAGCCGATTAATTGATGTCCTGCATCTAAAGGACCACAGCCTGCCTGACTTGCATGTGATAAACGAACAGGCCATCGCGCTGGCCGAAAAGATCATGAGCGACGATACCGTTTCTCGGAAGGATCTATTACAGGCGGTCATCCTTCGGGTTGAGCTCAGATCAGATTCAATCTCTATTGACCTGAGCCGAGAGGCTTTGGCCAGGCTATTGCAAATCAAAATGCTCGATGGCCAAAACGAAGATCGCAACGTCCTCACTCTCAAAATAGACATTAAATTGCAGCGTAAGGGTGTCGAGGCAAAGTTGGTCATTGCCGGTGCGACGAAAGTCCGTCAGCCTGATCCGGATCTCTGCCGCTTGATTGCCAAGGCCAGGCATTGGTTTGATCAGCTGGCATCAGGGGATGCCGGATTAGTGAAGGAAATCGCCGAGTGTGAAAAGGTCTTTGATACGGAGATCACACGGATCCTTCCGCTTGCCTTCCTGGCGCCCTCCATCATTGAGGATATTCTCTACGGACGTCAGCCGGAGACGTTGACTGTTAAATCTCTCAAAAGAATAAATCCACTCCCGACGGACTGGAATGAGCAACGAAAACGGCTCAGTTTCCATCAATAGTCCATCGTAATGTCCCATGAACTGGACCCTGAAACAGTACGACAGAGACGAATGCCGAACTGCGGTTTATTCACTCTCATGTGAGCGTCTCTGTTCACAGGGGATATCGCCAAAGGCCCCGGAACTGCGGGGTTCAGGGGCGAACCTCGATTGAACCAAGGTTCGCCTCTGAATGAGTGGTGGGCCCGGTAGGACTTGAACCTACGACCAGTCCGTTATGAGCGGACGGCTCTAACCAGCTGAGCTACAGGCCCTAATTATATTCCGCCATAGAAACTGACGTGAAGAGCGTTTATCCGTGACTATTTAGCCTGTTCGGAAAAGGGACGCAATTGGCGAAATGAAATTTCGCCAATTTTATCGGAGCGTCCGCATTCAATCAGGTATCAAGGAAGCTTCTCAGTTTGCGGGAACGGCTCGGATGCTTCAACTTGCGAAGTGCCTTTGCCTCAATCTGGCGGATACGTTCACGGGTAACAGAAAACTGCTGCCCGACCTCCTCCAGTGTATGATCGGTGTTCATGCCGATACCAAAACGCATACGCAGGACACGCTCTTCCCGCGGGGTCAGCGATGCCAGGACCCGGGTTGTCGTTTCCCGCAGGTTAGACTGGATCGCCGCATCCAGCGGCTGCACCGCATTTTCGTCCTGAATGAAATCACCGAGATGGCTGTCCTCTTCATCCCCGATGGGCGTTTCCAGACTGATCGGTTCCTTGGCGATCTTCATGACCTTGCGGACTTTTTCAAGCGGCATCCCGAGCTTGACCGCCAGTTCTTCCGGTGTCGGCTCGCGCCCGATTTCATGCAGCATCTGCCGTGACGTCCGGACCAGCTTGTTGATCGTCTCGATCATATGCACTGGAATACGGATGGTGCGGGCCTGATCGGCGATCGAGCGTGTAATCGCCTGTCTAATCCACCAGGTCGCATAGGTCGAGAATTTATAGCCGCGACGATACTCGAACTTATCCACCGCCTTCATCAGGCCGATATTCCCTTCCTGGATGAGGTCGAGGAATTGCAGGCCACGGTTGGTATATTTCTTGGCAATCGAGATAACCAGTCGAAGATTGGCTTCGACCATTTCCTTCTTGGCCCGGCTTGCCTCCCGCTCGCCCTGCTGCACCGTGCTCACAATTCGGCGGAATTCATTCATCGG